CATGTTCGGGTAAGCTCAAAAGGAACTCCCAACTCAATTCCCCTTTGAACTATATATCTTTTGGCAACATGAAGAAAAGGTGCCACAAGTGTTATTCTTTCATCAGTACCTATCTCAATCGCCCTCCTCATAACTTCAAAAAATTTGGGTCTGCAATCAGGATAAATAAAATGGTCGCCAGCATGAATTCCAATCCAAACTTCTTCTGCTCCAACTGACCAAGCCAATCCGGATAAAATTGAAAGAAAAATAATATTCCGACTCGGAACAACCGTACTTTTCATACTTTCCGCTTCATAGTGACCTTCTGGAATTTTCACATTACTATCTGCCATCAAACTGGATTGAAAATTCTTAAATGTTTCTCTCATATCTATAAGTCTAAAAGGAACATTCATATAGTTTGCAAGTGATTGTGCTGCTTTATTTTCAAATTTGTTATGTTTGGAACCATAGCAGAAACCAACAGCCTCAACCTCATAATTTTCACACAGAGCTTGAGCCAAAACTACAGCAGAATCCAATCCTCCAGACAAAGACACAATAACTTTTTTCTTCATAATAAATCCCTCACCTAATTTTAAGAACTTTTTGCATTTGAAGACTCAACCTCCACTTCGGATGAGTTTTAACTATCTTCACCGCTTCATTTATATTCAATCGAATATTCTTATTATCACAAGGTTGAATATAATAATATTTCGCCAAAGTTTGCTCCAAATAAGTAAAGATAGCAGGCTTTTCTAAAATAACAGAAGGCCAAATAACCTTGATTTCATCTATCATACAATTAACTTCAATCGGCAATTGCTTTGGTGAGACTGTCACCCAATCCAGCAAACCTTCAACTCTATACCGAAGTAAAGATTTGGTTCCATTTGTTTCAATTGCCACATAATATCCGTGATACTTTAATAATTTTAGTAAGGGTTTCAAATTCTGTAATGACGGCTCACCTCCTGTAATAATCACATTTTTACAGAGGGATGAAGAAATATGCTGTAAAATACTTTCTTCGCTTCTTTTCATCTTTTCACTAAAATCAGTATCACAAAAAGAGCATTTCAAATTACAGCCCGCCATACGAATAAACCAAGCCGGCATCCCAACATTTCTTCCTTCACCTTGTATGGAATAGAAAATTTCATTTATGGAATATAACACGCTTTGTTACCTGCACTTTCTTGAACGATAACTTTTGTTACCCGCAATGAGCTTGGAATTTCATTATCCTTCTCAGGACAATCACCAAAAATATAATTCTGAACTTCGGTGGCAATCCACTTTGCCAAATTCTCTGCTGTTGGATTCATACCACCAAGCTCTTCAACATCATTCAGACATTTATGGTCGAGCGTATCCTTTATTACTCTTTCCATTACTTCCTTAAGCCAAGTGAAGTCAATAACCATCCCGCAGATTGTTAAAGCCTCACAAGAAATCTCAACCTCAATAACCCAATTATGACCATGAAGTCTTCTGCAAGATGAATCATAAGGAAGTGCTAATTTATGGGCTGCGGAAATTTCAATTCTCTTCGAAACTATATACATATTAACTCCTTACCCAAAACCATACAAACTTTTTCAGTCTACTTTTCACCTTTTCCAATATAAAAGCGGTCTTCGTTATCCACTTTTATATTGATGGATTTTTCCCTACTCATACGATTCGGGAGCTGAGCTTTGATGGTTTTTCCCATAGATTCTGGATTTCTGTCTGGAAATCTTCTTTTCAACAAGGATAAAATTTTCTCTTCGGAAATTGGGCCATGACTCTTAACAAATTCCAAAATAGACATTATCACGCCGGGAGTCTTTTGTTTCTTTGTCGCACTTGTTTTTTCTGTTTTCTTCTTCGACGCACCCTTCTCCTTTCTTACTGCCTGTTTTTTCTTTTCCGCTTTCCGATCGGCCTCTCGTCTTTCGGCATCCTTAACATCCTGCTCAAGCTGCTTGTTTGTCTCCGCTTTTTCGACATCAACCACAGTGACGATGCGTCCTTTCTTCTGCGCCCCCAGAATCTCGCCCACACGTTTTTGCGTTTTGATGTCAAGCTCTGTTCCGCCAACGAGCACATCCAACTTAATAAGCTTCTTTTGCAGGCGTGCAGTATCCCACTTATTCGCGGTCTTAAAACCCAGAGCCTCAAAAATCTTGATGGCTCTGTTCCTTGTGATTGTTCCCAAACTTTTTTCTTTTCCTCTGCTCATTTCTTGCCCTTTCTATTTTTAATTCACGATATGCTTTCTTGATTTCCTCTATCTGATTTTTCCATCGGGTATTAGCTGCGACCGCAAGAATATAAGCCAAGTCTCTACAGTCTGAAACCAAATCTTCAACGAAATCCTGTACTGTTCTATTCTCCATCATCTAAATCTGTAGCATTCAACACAGCAGTTAAAATACGATTATCGGGAGATAATAAACTTCGAGGATTATCCAATAGCAAATCATACAAATTTTGACAGTGTTTCTTTGCCCACTCAAAAATTGGTTCTGGATTCATTGCATGATAACGTGCCAATATAGTTGACGCACTCGCAATTAACGATTCAGCTTCAGCGCGTGCCCAACCATCTTTAGGTCTCATTGCTTGTTTATAAGTCAACTCGTTTCTCCTTTAATTTACTTCATCCTTATCATATTATCGTGAAAAACACAACCAAAACGCAAAAAATTCTCAAAAACAACTGCAAATAGCAGGATTCGCAAGTGCGAGACACCCTGCGACATGCACACAATGACTCGAATGAAATTCGTCGTCCCGGAGCGAAATCCAGTTCAGACGCATAATCCCACGCTTCTTTTCAGACTCAGTCTGATTTATACCAACCATTCCGGTCACCGAATCAATCTTTCTCCTGTCATCCGTGAAGTTCGCCATCTTCAAAATATTTCTGTCATAAGACTCCGCATCCGACTGGGTAGCTGTCACCAACAAACAGTGTCTCCGTTGACTCAGTGCACGCAGACGCTTCCATGTTTCGTTTATGCGATCACGACCTTCTATACCAGCATACTCCATTTTGAGAATATCTGCGTAATCAATAACTATCACATCTGGAATCCAAGAACTCCTCTCCCAATCTTGCAAAATGCTTTCAATCCCATCGACGCTGAGCGTTGAATTAAAGTGACACGACAACTTCAGATATGTCTCTTTACTCTTGATTTTCTTGCGCATTATCTTTGCACACGCCTTTGCAGCCTTTCTCCAACTTAAACTTTTAGTGAATCCCTTTAGCTCAAATTCTCGTTCTACTTTTCTTTTCTTTTCATTGTACCAAATCCTTGTCGGATAATATACGTCACAAGCGTAGCGGGGTTGCTTAGATGCACGAATCATCAGACGCCTCATTGTTTGACTTTCACCCATGTCACCAACTTCAAACATCGCAACTTTCCTCCGCTGCAACATAGCCTCATACGCAATAGCCATCAGCCAGAAAGACTTGCCAACACCCTTTTTGCCCATAAAAGAAATAAAACCCTCACGCTCAAGAGAATTCCTGAAAAACTTTCCGAGGGCACCCTGAAATTCAATCAGCGTTTCTTTCCTATCAGTTTCAAACGCTTTTCGAATTACATCCACATTTTGCAAGACGTCAATGCCCTCGCCGGCACCCATCTCGATCCTGCTGTAACCAACCAATCTGTCATGTGCTCTATCGGAATGTCCATCAGATATATCGGATTCGACTTGCTCAATCAAATTCTCAATTCTAACCTGATTAAAATACTGAGACGCGATGTCGATCATGTAATCACTATTACTCTCGGACTTCAAATCTTCGTATTCGTCACTCAATGACGATAGGAAACTGCTTACAAGATTCACACTGCTCTTATCTTGGGTCCTCGACGACCATCCCTCAAATAGACTCTCGATGTGCTTCATAGGAGCTTTATTATATCGCTGATAATAATTCAAACACCATCGAGCGATTATGTTCGCCCACTTGGACTTGAAAGACCGAGGCTGCCACTTTGAGTTGATTCTCGCCAACACAACAGAATCGACAATCATAGCAATCAAAATTCTACGTTCGTCACTATTATCTTTTTTATCTATCCGCATAAATTCTCAAAACAATCAGTAAAATTTTTCAGCAATTCACCATAAAGCCAGTCCACAGTGCCTCCCATTTTAATTCGCCTTTGGACTATATCTGAACCTGAAATGCAAAAATCATACTTTTTATTCTTCGGTCGATATAATCTTAATCTGGCCCCAAAACCATTTGCCTGCTTAATCAATTGACGCAGCATATATTCATCTGTCAGCTTTATTGTTTTGGTTTTTTTCATATCAATCCAAATGACTCTTTCGTCTTTCTGTTCAATTTCTTTTTTGGTTTTTCAAACAAAATTCGCTTGACATTCTTTAGTCTCTGTCTTGCAATCTCGCAGTATTCTTTTTCCTTGTCGATTCCAATATAGTTGATCCCCAATTCCTTGCAGGCAGTGCATGTTGTTCCAGAACCCACGAACGGATCGAGGATAATCTGATTTTTATTCGGCATCTTAAGCAGCATACACAAGTATTTCATCAATTGAATGGGCTTGACTGTAGGGTGAATGTTTTGTTGCGGTGTTTGAGCCATCCCTGATCTTGGATGTTTTGCCCCCGGAGCATCAATCTTTCTACCAGTTACCTTTGAAGCATGTTGAGCTTTCATATTACCCAAACCGGCATTGCGTTCCTCTCGACTCGCCTTAGCAACATAGAAAAAACGTGAAACCTTCTCGCCGACTTGATTATCCAATATATTTGCCGTCACTTCATCGAATAGGACATTTGCGGGCCAGCGGCCTTTGGATTGAACTACTTGCGGTTTGTCCTCTGATTTTTGATTCATTCCCCAACCATCTTTTTGTGTTTTTTTATTCCGATTCATTATTCGTAGTTGAGAATCATCAGCTTGTAAATCAATAGATATTCTTCCCCCATCAATATTCAAACCAGCAACCCCGTATTTCTCTGCGTTCTTTGCAAAGTTACTATCTACAGGTTTCATCGCAACAATAATTGATTCCCAAGAGGGTTTGAATGCCGTGCCGTAACCATCCCATAGTTGGGCAAGTTTGGAAATGGGAACTGTTATTTCACCGAGATTTATTCTGTCAGGTAATTCCACATCTCTTGCATCTACAAATTTTCCTTTGTTATTCTTAAAATCATCTTTGTATCTTCCACCTTTCTGACCTATAACTTTCCTAAATTTTTTCCATGCTTTTTCAAATTCCTTTTTTGTAGGCTTTCTACCGAGTTTCTTTTTCAATTGTTTTCGACATGCTTGTCTGTCAAACTCTTTGCCTATATCTTTACTTTTCGGAAATCCCGAGCCGTAGAACCACATCATACAGTCGCGTATCTGCCAGCCAGCGTCCTCGACGGCACAAGCCAACCTATGAAACGTGCGAGTTCCGCCAAACACAAACATAAACGCACCGGGCTTTGCGACACGCAAACATTCTTTCGCCCATTTGTAGTGCCATTGCTGCATAGATTTTACAGATTTGCCATATCTGACACGAGCCGAAGAATATGCCAATGCACCTCCCGCACTTGTGCTTGTAGGTTCAATGGAAGCTCCGAGCTTATCCCAATCCTTACCCATAAACTCCAAACCATAGGGAGGGTCGGTAACAATCGAATCAATACTGTTGTCAGGAAACTTCCTCATAACCCGTACACAGTTATCACAAATAATGCTATTGATGGGCAATCCTATCGTTACTGAGGATTTGGCTTTTCTTTTTATTGAGGTTTTGCTTTTTTTATTTTTCATAGTTAATCAACATCCTTGCCTCTTTTGACACCATTCTTATCCGTCCAAATTTTAGTCTTAATATCAATATCTTCAACATAATCATCGGCAAGAATATCACTATAATATTCTTGCCTATTATACGTAGTATAATCTTTAACTTTACTTAAAGCGTCTTTAACTTTACTTAAAGCGATATTGATAGAATCTGAATCTGCGTCAAAAGTAAAAATAATACGCATAAATTTTCTATTAAGATATTTCAATTTAATGAGTTTTTTATCTTCCAGTTTTTTTACTAACAGACTTGCCGATGTGTCGCTTATTCCAAGCAAACTGCCAAAGTGTTTATTCTTTGCGGTGCAGTAATCATGCTTATCACATATCGTCAGTATTACAGCATATAGTAGTTTTGCATTTGGTGTAAGTTTTTTAAGTGTGAGCACGTCTCTTGGTATTATGTACCGTTCATATTCTGATTCGTTTTGTTTTGTTTTCATTTATATATTATCGCATTAAATTCGTATATATTACAAAAGTTTCTGTCTTTGATGCGTTTCTAACACCCCATACGTTCGTTTTTAAGCTGTCTGACGCTGTCCTGGCTGCATTTTTCCGACTTAGGACGTATAAAACTACTAATTCTGAATTTTAAGGGCTTAGAACGTAAATAGGCATTATTCCAAAATCTCCTTTCTAAGACGTTTTATATTCTTTTTGCTTTCCTTGGCGGCGTCCTTCGTATCCAGCAACACATTATAAGTGTCACCCGGAAAGACTGACAGATCGTTAACTAATTTCCTTGCTCTTGACTGTGCTTCGACTTCGTTGTCGAAACAGATTGCCCTTGTTGGGTATTTCGCGATTCGCTCAAGTTGTTCTGTCGAGTAGCCGGAGCCGAATGTTGCGACCGCTCCGGGTCCGATTCTCCAAGCGTCGAACACCCCCTCGACCACGATAATAGCGTGCCGTGCAAAATCTTCTCCGTATAGCAGTTCTTTGTGAGGCATCAATTCTTCGTTTTTACCAGCACTGATATACCTCGTGATTTTCGGATTGCTTGAGATTGAACGTGTCGTCCAACTGACGATTTCTCCGTGATAGTGAATCGGTACCCATATACGCCAAGACAACCGGCTTGAAACTGTGATGCCCCATATCTTCCAGAGGTACTCTATTTCCTTCCAGTTGAAGCCACGATTTTTTAGATAGCGTTTGTGTGCTGAATGTAGTTTTTCTATTCCTGTTGGAAGTACAAGCTTGCCGATTGACTTTTGTTTCTTCTTCGGTTGATGGTGCTCCAATGTACTTAATAGTTTTTTGGCTTGCCGGTATGACAGGCCTGTCAGTTCCATTAAGGTATCGATGAGACGATGACTGCCGCAACGCCAGCAGGAAACAAAATTGCCTGACAGTGAATAGCCCATATGGAACTTATGAGAGTCTTTGCCACAAAATGGGCAGTCAAAATTAACCCACCCGTGCCGGGCGTGATGATGGCTCATAGGCGCAATCAAGATGTTATATTCATTTAGTATGTCTTTGAATTTCATGCTATGAATAGTCGGCCTTTCCCTCAAAATGTTCCCTTCTCATTTTGAGATGCTTACTTCTTTTGGGCTTTTCGACATACCCAAGACCATCACAATTTGGGCATTCATCTGCATCAGGTGCATTGGTTATATAGTCGCGTGATTCTATTAGGCCTGTCCCTTTACATTTTTTACATTTTTTTCCTCCATGAGCACGGATATAGTTTCTGTCGTACTGGCGTTTGTTTTCTGGATATTTTTGAAATTCATTTATCATTTTTACCTTTTCAACAGTAATTTTCTTTGAAGCTCATCGAATATAGATAAACTATTTTTCTTTCTGCTCAAACAAAACACATCCGAAAAATTTTGATGTTTTTAATTCAGGTGTATGCCATTCAGTTGTAATGACAACTTTCGGATTACCTGTTTCTAAATTAAGACCTCCAGCACCACGTTTAATTGATGGGCTAAGGCAAATACCCCAATTGATATGATACCTTTCCCAGTATTTGCAATCTTTACATTTTCCCATTTCTATTATCCTTTCAATAATAGTTTCTTCTGCAATTCATCAAATATACTCAGCCGATTTTTCTCCTTGTTGCCATCAAGCGTCTCTGAAATCACGTCCTGTTTCGTCTGCAATATCTCGCAGAGGTGATGTTCAATTGTGTCTTTCGCGACAAGATAATAGATAAGCATCGGTTCGTTCGAGTCCTGCTTGAATATCCGGTCTTCGCACTGCGTCAGATCACCCGGAGTCCAATCGAATTCTATTGCTACGACGGCTTTTGCTTTTGATAATTCGATAACTGTGCCTGAAGCCCTTGTATTGCCGATGAATACTCTGCATTCCTTGTCGGTCTGAAATGCCTTTACCGCCAGATGGCGTTTCTTGCCCCTGACGGTACCGTCAACCACGGCACATTTTCCTTTGTATTTATTCTTGAGTTCGTTGATGATGTCCTTATGTATCGCGAAGATTACTATTTTTCCTTTGTTTTTATTTAACCATTTGTCTATCCATTTTAAGGTATTTTGCATTTTTAATGATGCCGCAAGACGCTTCAAATAACCCATTTGCACAAGACGTTCTGCTTTCTTTGCTTTATTTGCACGTGTAACAGATCGTTTATTTAACCACTTTATGAAGGAATGCTCAGCCTCGAAGTATTCATCTTTGTTTGAAATTGGTATTGACACGATTCGCCTATCCTTTGGCAATTCATTCATTGCGTCCTTCCTCAGCATACGAATCATGCACCAAGCATTTAGATTCTCATGCAGTTCGTCCAGATGGCTTGACCCCTTAAACTCCCATCCCCATGGCCTGCGAACAGGTTTGCAATAACGAAAGGCATATTTCATAAAGGATGGGAATTTGTCAGGCCTGAGCAGATTTAGAACATTGAAAAGCTCGATTGGTCGGCTCTTAAGAGGAGTGCCCCCCAATGCAAGAAGATAGGGCAGATTTTTCACCAGTTTTCTGGTTGCCTTATAGCATTGTGTCTTGCGTTCCTTAATATAGTGAATTTCATCGAGAATTGGGGTTTTTATTTCTGCGAGCTTTAAAAAACCAACCCAATATTGAAGTATCTCCCAATTGATGATGTATAGTTGGTTTTTATGTATGAATTTTCTTTTGGTGGGGACTATACCATTCAGGACCACACTTCGCATATTGAAATGTCTTTTTGCTTTTTCTTCCCAGTGCAACTTTCCTATTTCTGGGCAGACGACGACGGCTGGGTAAGCTTCAGGGTGCCTCTTTAGCCATTGTAGAGCTATAAAGGTCTTACCCATCCGCATCTCGTATGCGAGTAGTGCACGTCCCCTAAAGTGTTCTATCTTGCGGACGGCTTTTTCTTGGTAGTCTCTTTGTTCTGGTTCAATCATCTTCTATTTGAATATGGAGAGATTGTATAAGTTGTTCTTTTTGATTTATTCTAATTTTGACTCCTGATAAGTTGGCTTCTGATAAGTTGGCTTTAAATAAGTCTGCTCCTGATAAGTCGGTTACTGATAAGTTGGCTTCTGATAAGTCTGCTCCTGATAAGTTGGCTTCAAATAAGTTTGCTCCTGATAAGTCTGCTCCTGATAAGTCGGTTACTGATAAGTTGGCTTCTGATAAGTTGGCTTCTGATAAGTCTGCTCCTGATAAGTTGGCTTCTGATAAGTTAGCTTCAAATAAGTCTGCTCCTGATAAGTCGGCCCTCGATAAATCTGCTCCTGATAAGTTGGCTCTTGATAAGTTTGCTTCTGATAAGTTAGCTTCAAATAAGTCTGCTCCTGATAAGTCGACTTCAAATAAGTCGGCTACTGATAAGTTGGCTTCTGATAAGTTGGCTTCTGATAAATCGGCTCCTGATAAGTCTGCTCCTGATAAGTCGGACCCCTCAAATTCTTTAATAATTTTTCCTGTTTTTTTGTTTTTGATTTGAATTTTCATTACATTTCCTTTCTAATAACTTGATACTTTCTTGATTTCCTCAAACGCAATTTTCATTCGTCGCACAGTCCAACCCATTTGGCGGAGCCGATTCATCAGACGCCGTCTTATGTGTGCTCGTGCGTGATCGATCCTCCTGCTGCTGTTTTGTATGTCAACCAGAATCTCTCTTGGTGTTTCAAAAAACAACTGCAATACGACATGTGCATCTTCATTCAGTTCATCGAGAAATTCCATTACTGAGACGTCTTTCTTTGACGCAGGATAAATTTCAGCAAAAACATTATCAAACTTAATTTTGCTTGATTCACGTAAATTTCCATTCCTCATATAATCAAGCAATCCTTTTTTGATTTTGAACGTGAGCCATGTCGTTATTTTGGACCTGCTCGAATCATAGGTGCTGAACGCATCAATGAAAATTAGGTTGGCTTGTGCAATTATGTCATCAATGTCGCCGCCATAGACATTCCAAAAGTCCCATGCCACCTCAGCGATAAGTTTCTGCATGTCTATATAGGTTTTGGTAAGCATACTTTTTTTGCGGTTTTTGTTCATGCCAGAATTTTCTCCAGAACCAAATCCGTCATTATACTTAATTCTTGCAAGCCGCTGAATATATTTGCTACGGCCTCTTCAACAAGTTTTTCTGTTATTGGATTCATTTGACACAGTCCTAACACAATATGATATACACCGCTAACGCAAGAATGATAATCCAAGGCCAGTCTGAATCAATGAATTTATTCCACAAGTTTTGCACGTTATTATCCTTTACTTTTAATTTTATATTATAAAACCTTCTGCATCCAATTTATTTACACCATTCCATAACGAAACGTTGTCCACCTCATTACATCTTTGTATCTGTAATCTTAAACCACCTTTTCTCTGTTGTTGCCAAGGTTTACAACTTACATACGATGAAATTTTCTTTATAAAACCTTTTTTTATCAGATATTCATAAAACCGGTTAAATAATGACCAAGCAGAACTATTCATAGAATGCAATTCACGAAACTCTTTTGATATTTCTGTAATATCAAAATCATTTTGAACTACGTAAAGATTGTCGAGATCATAACCACATTCTAAATCATCATCAAATGTGGCGATTATTTCATATTTTTTAAGTTTCATTTCTATTTCCCTTCTTTATCAAATATCAAGTATCTGTTTCAGTTCTCTGATTTCAAACCAGTGCATAGTTTTCCGCACTGTGTCCGTGAATCCGCACAGTTTTGCGTGGGCGTCTTTCTGTTTTAGAATCCCGCCACGTATCAGCTTTTCGAGGCGTCGTTCTTTCAACGCGATAAATCCTTGTTTTATTATTGTTGGATGTTCCATTTCATTACCTCTCTTTTTAGTTAATTTTATAATAACATGAAAGCCCGGAAGCCGGAGGAAAACTTCCGGGCGTGAAAATAAGTCGGCTTCTGATAAGGGGGAATGCTTTTTCATCTATAGAATTTCGCAATGTCCGGATTCTGCTCTATTGACTTCTGTTGCTGTTCTTGGACATTACGCAATTCCGTCTTTACGGCTTTATATACCATGAATCCCACTAAGAATATCAAAACCGTAATCGCTATTAGGATTGTGTGCTTCGCTTTCATCTCTTACCCTCCTATTTATTTGTGATTTTAATTTTTTACCAATCCATCGAATCTAACACATCTTCAAGCGCCATAGCTTTCAATACATCATCGTTTGCAGGTTCATCGTCGTCATGTTTAATCGGACGTGTGTCTGGTAAATAATAATCTCTATCTTCTTTTTGTTTTTTAGCTTTCATCTCTTATCCTCCTTTGCAAGTCGTATTGTTTACTTGTCTGCATAAATTATACAGCATATATCGGTAAAAACAAAATGAAACTTTAGCGTTTTTTAGAAATTTCTATTGAATGCCCCTTTTGAGCCGAAAAACCAATGTTTTATAAGACCCAATCAGAATATCGCAAAATAAAAAAGGGTGCCGACCCGATGTTTTCGTGATACGACACCCCAAGAGAGAAGAAGCCTTCTCCTTAATTACGCCTGTGAACCCGTCTTGACTGCTGCGATTTCCGCCACGACCCTTTTCTTGACTTCGACCTCGACTTCGTTCTCGTTGTAGTCTTCAGGACGTTGCGTTTTCACTCCTGTGATATAGAGGCCCAAGCCCGATGCGCCCAGCAAAATGCTAAGCAGCCAGCCGGGACTTTCGATTTTGCCAATCATTTTACCCCGCTCCACTTTAGCAGTCTCTATATTAGTCTTAATTTGCTCAAGTGCAGCTTCGTATCTGACCCTGTCAAGTGACATTTGGTATTCAAGACCGAGTTGGGTTTCGAGGTTCTTGGAGATAATCCCGGCTTGCATTTCTTTAGCTTTACCAAACGTCTGAATTGTGCTTGTGTTCGGGTCTTTGTCAAGATATGTGATGGCCGCTTTGGGGACTTGCGTCGGCCAAAGATCGTTTAGAACCGAACAACCTGAAATCAGCAGCAGGATAAATGCCACTACGCATAACAATTTCTTATAGTTCATCTTTTGCCCTTTCAAATATGGTTTAATAACGAAATCAAAAAACGATTCAATTTCTTACCATAAACGCACCTGCCTTTCTCTCTTTTTACTTATTGAACAAAAGTAATAGCAGACCGACAATAAAACTGCAACAACCTGTCAATGCTGCCGATAGTGCCAGCAAAGTTACTGCCCAGTGATGTCTCAAGTGGTTCTCAAATTGACGAATCAGAATGTCTTGTTTCGTCTCTATCCTGATTATTCTTTCGCTATCATCCATTGCATTGTCTCCTTCATTATGCGGAAACCAAAGTTCCAAATACAAAATAAGTATTTCCTGCATTCCCGTTTGCAGCTGTAACATCTACTTGGAATACAGTGCCGGCCGCGTATGACTTCTGCTTCACGGGCGGATCCGCCTGTATTGGCTGAATCTTGACGACATCGTACTGGGTATCCAAATTGTCAAGTTGTGTAGTTTCAATGAAATCAGTCAAGGCGCCCACTTGTCCAAACGTGATGTCGGTCTCGGACTCATCACCGGCGGCCTCAATCTTCACATGGTCTGGTATGAACCGAAAACCACTTGGCACTGTAAGCAGTGTCGTTTGTGTCGCGGCTGAATGGTCGACCGTCACGATTGACAGCAACGTAATACTGTTTTCTTCTATAAATGCTCCCATTGATAGCTCCTTTCTCTTTAAGAGAATTGATAATGCTTTAAAATGACTTCTCTAAGACGCCTGCTCACGACAGGCTCTCCGGTAGTCAGTATTACAGGCGTCTGCGCTGCTTTAAGTTCAGTGTCTAAATCAGTGAGCAAGCCGTTTACTTCGGCATCCCATCCGTCGGAACCTGAATCGATCAACGCGAAGCCAAAGTTGTCTGTATAGCTGATTGTCATATTAAACTCCGTTATTTAATTCACAACGATAATATTTTTAATCTGGTTAGTGAACAACACAAACTTTGCTTTTCGTGAATATAACATAAATTATAATTTATTAAATAAAGCATTTGCAGCTATGCTCGGAGAAATCTCCGCTGTTGAAAACTCTTGTATGTAATGCCAGTTGGATTCATCTGATTGGCCACGTGGAACTAAATAAATTCTATTCTGTGTCGGAGAATAAACACCTCCGACATAAGCAACATCTACCGCCGTTACGCCATG